ACTGACAGTGAACCGCGGACTTCCAGCCGTTCTACCTGTGCCCGGCCATCAGGAAATATCCCTGCACCCTTACCGGCAATCATACTGTCTACAAACTCGCCGAACTCGCCGCCTGCAAGGAGTTTCAAAAGATATTCAGTCTTATCGGACTTGTCTTTCCTTAAGAAAGAGACCAAAGACCTGCGTGCCGAGAATACATTGCTGTCGGAAGGGGCTGTCGTATCGTTCGTCCTGATTATATAAACCCCGTTTCCGCCGCCGGTATATGTCTGCCCCTTGTAGGTCAGGGAATCAATCTTGTCTTCCATATCCCCGATACGGGAATAGGGCATGCTCTCGCCGATTATGTATGCAGGGCTGTCCCAAGGCTTGTCAAGGTTGAACTCCCAACCGAGTATGCGGCTGTCGCGCCCGTTCTCAAAAAAAGCCCTGTTTACAAGGAACACTTTCTGCCCGAACTCATAGAAGCGTCTCAGCCGGTCGTTATACACCCATTCGGAATCAAGGGTCGTGTTATATGTACCGTCATCCCTTTTGCGTCGGTCGGCATACTCCTGCGCCTTTCCCTTAAGCTCCTGTTCGGCTTCGGGGGTATATCTGTCAGACACAAGCTGGATGTTGAAACCGGAAAGGACATACTCGTCGCCGTTTTCCGGACGAAGGGTATCATCGGGAAGCATACGCCCGTAATCCTCGTTTCTCACGATTTCCCAAAGCTGTGCGCCGCGCATGTCGTCTTTGGGGTCGGGATTGAAAATGACACCGAATTCCATGCCGTTAAGTTTGCCGGACTGGAACCGGATTCTCAGTTCCTGACCTTCGATAAGATATTCATCCTTGAACTCCAGCCCGGTATCCTTGTAGCGGTAGTAGGTGACGGTCTCTTTCGTGCCGTTCTCGTCCTTTACCTCTTCGGTGCGGGTATGCACGTCGGATAATGTGCCCGTACGCCGGGGATAGACATTTTCAAATACGACAATATCCTCTATCGCTTCCTCTTCGGACATGTCGGGATACACATCAATGTAAGGCGTGTCCGCGGGAAGCATCAGCCTGCGCTGGACTACGCCGTTGACAACCGTCTGTTCATCCACGGGACGGTAGTCTGCCGGAATATTCCGGGTAGAGCCGAACGCATAGATTCTGGTCGCATAAGTACCTTTGCTGTCGCTGCGGGTCATGGCTGACGCTTCAACCCCTAACTCGATTCTGACGGAATCACCATATTCATTTCGCCCAAAATGGATTATGTTATCCGTTATCCAGCAATCACAGTCCCATTTCTCCTTATCGGCCATGGAGAACAGGGCGTCAAGAAGGTTCATATTGTCGTACCTCATCGCAACGGCCTTGTTCTCCACTGTGGAATCTATGCGGAACTCAAACTCCTTTCCCTTGTATGTATATCCGAGTGCCTTCAGGTTGCGGAGGAATACGCCGAGCTGCACGTCAAGGGGTGCGGTCAGAGACCATGAAGCCTCATGACCGGCATGTTCGGGAGTGTACTTGAAAATCTTGTTCTTCCACTTCCAGTAGTAGGCATCCATACGCAACTGGTAGTCATATCCCCCGGTAGAGGCGTTGAAGGCAGGTTTCTGCAAATCCACTATCTCATAGACCTTGGACAGCAGTCCGCCCAGGGACTCGTCAAGCACTCCCGACAAATCCACGTAGTCGCCGAGCTTGAAATACACCGGGTCGGGAACGCTGAACGGAAGGATGATATAGTCTTCCTTCATCAGGGTAAACCTGCCTTTAGCCCCGGCATTAATGGGGGTCGAAAATCTTGTCTTACCGGATATGTCTTTGATGTCTACCATAACGCATCCAAAGTTCGCAGATAAAAAAAAGAGTGCCCTATTTTGGACACTCATATACACGACAATAAATCCAATGTCGTGAATTAGGTTCTGTTTGCTGGGTTTGGCTCGTTAAACTTGGCTGAAATTTTTCCGAAAGTCTGGTCAAAACTCTGTGCATAAGCAACGCTTTTCCCAAGATAAATCAGATGATAAATCTCATTACTGTTAGCCGGAACTTGAATATCAACCACACCTTTATACAATTCTTCAAAGAAAGCTTTTTTCTTTGCTTGATAGTCGGATTGGGAATTTCCTTCAATTGTAAAAGAAAGTGTTATTTCCCGTTCATCTATTTTGGGGTCATTGATTATCACACGTTTTCCATGTTCCAACCGGGACTTATTTTCTATAAATTCTTTCATGGGTGATGATGCCCCAAGTACATCAAGAAAGCCCTCCCCCATTCTTACCCCCCATGTTGTGTAGGCGTCTTGGGTATTTATCAATAAATCTGACATAGTTTATAATTTAGATGTATTGTTTTTCACTTCTGCCATATCTTTCTGAATTTGAATGATTGGTTTTACAATAGCTCCTGTATTTTCCGAAATCTGTACCAATTCAAGATAAGATTGTGCTATCAAATCTCGCGTATCATCAGCGATATTCCTTGTTTCCGTATTTATGGAAAGTAGAGCATCTGCTTTTACTGTCAGTAGATTAAGTGATTGAGATTGAATAATATTCTGATTCTTTATCTCTTCTCCTGCAATCTGCAATGCTGTAAACCGCCCGTTCAACTCTTCGCCGGTATCTTGACTCATTGCCTGAAAGCCTTTGGATGAAGCTGACTGCGATGTTGATTCTTGCGAAATTTTATCATATCCGGTTGCTGCGGCAAGCTCGTCACGAAGCTTCATGGCTTCATCCACATAACCCATGTACTCATCCATCAGCTCCTTACGCTCATTATTATCAAGCGTACCATCATCTTTCATGGCTTCACCGAATTTGTCATACCATGTTCTCAGTTTGTCACTAAACTGTTCACCGATGGCATTTGACAGCATTGCCTGCATGAAATATTTGGATATGTCATCAGCAACATCCTCAGCACTCTTCTCCATGTCCATCAGACTGCTTACAAAACTGTCATACATGGAATCGAATGACATTCCGGTCAGACCCTCATAAAGATTATCGGTCAACTCCTCCAGTTTGCCGGCCTGCTCAATATAATCATCAAGTTTATCGGTTACACGTTCACCATAACCACCTTTCCCGGCATTCTGCATCTTTGTCCATATATCAACATTACTACGGAGTTTTTCCATCTCTTCAGGTGTCAGCTCCCATAATGAAGAAGTTCCGGTAAAATTCTTATTTATGTTCTGTTGAATCCATTTCAAGTCTTCGGCAGACCATCTCATGTAGTATTGCCAGCTCTTATGTGAATTATGGTAACCCGCCTGTTCACGGGCGATATTCAGATAATTGGAGTTCTGCTCTTTCTGGTATTCATAAGCACTTCTATACGCAGCTACGGATTTCGTTCCTTTGCTTGCCTTTATCTCATCTGTCAATGATTCGATAGAAGTCTGTAGCGTCTCGTTACGGTCGGTAAGACGATTAATGGAATCCTGTACCTCCTTTGCATTGCTTCCACTCCAATTAATTACCCCACCTAATGATGTGATACTTGTCAAAGCTCCTTTTATTGTTTGCAAACCACCAGTAACAATAGACATTGGTTTCATTAGATCTATACTTCCAAGTCCATCCAACATCTCGCCAAACCCGGACATTGTTCCCTCCAACCATTCAGGCGTTTTTGCACCAAGCGTTTCCATGATACCGATAACTTGATTACCGGCATCGACATATTGACCTATCTCATCAACGCCATGATGTAAAATGGTAGTAGCTTCCGATAGCGCTTTCTGTTTGTTGTTTTTTGCGCTTTCAAGAGTAGCCTTTGCATTCTTCTTTTCTTCGTCTGTACCTTCTTTGAGCGTTTTGTTATACGCTTCCTGCGCTTCACGTTGAGCATCAGTGGCATCTTTAAGGGATTTAAAGGAAACAGACATAGCTTCAAAAGGATTGCGTTCTGAAACCTTATCATCAATCCTTTCGATAGCATCTACCAGTTCTTTAAGGTTTTCAGGAGATAAATCCTTTTGAGATGATATAAAGTCTTTAAGGTTAACTTTCAACTTTTTCAAAGTATCAGTAGAAACCTTGTCAAGATTACCAAAGACTTGTTCCCAATTCATATTTTTCTTGAATTGTTCAGCATCAAGTTTGAATATATCTTCATTCTTGACTTCTGTACGCTTCTCAACGCTTCGGTCTATTTGGGCTATTTCACTGGCATCACCTTTGGCTTCCGCTTTCTTACGGGCTTCCTGCAATATTGAAATATCATCATTAAATTTCTTTTCAATGGCAAGACGTTCATCGGCATAAGACAAATAGCGCTCTGCCAAATCCTTATATATTTTTTCATTACTGATAATGGCTATCTTGTATAGTTCATCATAATAGTTTTGCTCATCATCAGACAGCTTTATATCGGTGGCATCAAAAGACTTGCCTTTATTCTTCGGATTAGCTTCCCATGCAGCGCGAGCATCCTCAACTTTCTTCCGCAAAGCATCTTTTTTTTGTCGGTCAATAGCCTGCATCTCCTTTTCAAAGTTGAGTTCCATTTCAGCGATAGTCTTGGCAGAACCTTCATCCATAGCTTTGATTCGGGCTTCATCAACTTCCATCTGCAAATCTTCGGCAGAACGTTGCTGTTCTAATGATTGCTTATCAAGGAGGGCATTATATTTATCAGTCTGCTTACGAAGTTTCTCGGTTTGATTATCTTGTTTGGTTAATGAACTTCCGGTAATACCGCCCAAATTTTTATAGGCTTTTTCAGTTGTTTCTACTCGTTTCTTAGCTTCTTCATATTGCTTTGAAGTAAACTTGGATTTATCCTTTTCTATTTCAGAAAGTTTCTTCTTAGCATCATCCCAGTCTTTCTTTGCTTTCTCATAATCCTGCTTGTAGGTAGTAGGGGATTTCTTTTTAGCCAATGCTCCATTAATTGAAGAAATAACGCTTTCTAAATCCCCACCTTTAACCATCATCCCGTTTACAACAAAACCATTGCGTTTGGATGCAGACGATTGAGCAAGTTTCAATTCCGCTTCAAGCTTCTCCTTAGAATAGTTTTTAAGATTGGATTTGTAAGCGGAAATATTATCATCCAACATGTCTTTCTGATACTTTTTTAAAAGTTCAGAGTTTTTCTCCATTTGCTCACGCACCTGTACGTATGACTGATTACCAGAAAACAATTTCCATATTTCTTTATCAGAATCAGACATATTCTTCCGTAAATCGGAATTATCAAATAGCTGCAAATATCTCCGTTGATTAGCAATCGTTTGTTTTAGAGCATTATAATCATCTCTCCTGCCTTGAACAGAACGCCTTGAATCTTCTTCGTTTATTTTTTGCTTCAACTTCAAGATATCCTCCAACTTTAGCTTTTCAATATCGTATTGTTCGAAAATTTTAGGGTATTCTTTACGAAGTTCTTCTAATGATTTTTGCCGAGTAAGAGTAGCCAAACTCTCATCACGAGCAGCCGTCAATAATTCCTCGATTTTCAGCTTGTGTTCCTGTTCTTTTTTTAATGCTGCATCTTTAATGCCGTTATATTCTTTTTGAGCACGGGCGGCAGCAGTTGTACTGTCAGACATTGCCCACATAGTAGCTGTTAATCCAACAAGCACCGTAGCCAATGCTACATAAGGATTAGTAAGCATAGCAGCATTTAAAGCCAACTGCGCCTTTCTTGCTAATAAACGGGCATTGGTAAGTCCAATCTCCACAAGAGTATGTTTACTTTCGGCAGCAGTAACAAGCATCACTGCGGTCCGGTATGTACCATAAGTAACCACTAATCCAGCCAAGACCTTACCTACTGTTTCATAATTCTGAATCAACGAAGTTGTCATTTGAATACCGTCCATGATAACACTTTCCGACTTAGTTCCCAATTCGTTAAACACGGAATCCAAAGCATCCTGCATCATAGACAACTGACCATTGATAGTCTTTGAAGCATTCTCAGACATATTATAGAACTTACCACCTGCGGAAGTTGCATCAATGAATGCCTGTTGAACCATTTCAGCGGAAACAGCACCTTTGGACATTTCATCTTTCAAAGTTGCGATAGATTTTCCGGTCTTTTCGGAGATAATCTGTAACGGGTTGAATCCAGCGTTTATCATTTGATTCAAATCCTGCCCCATAAGTTTACCCGCTGCTGACATCTGTGAAAATGCCAAAGTCAGCGAATTGAACTTACTGGATTCCCCCATAGAAATATCACTAATGGCTTTCAAGTATTTGATAGTGTCTTCTGCTTGTATGTTAAATCCAAGCATCATCTTTTCTGCTCCAACCATATCTGACATAGTAAGTGGAGAAATCTTAGCCAGCTCCTTGATTTGCGGAATCAGTTGCCCTGCCATATCCTTTCCAACCATAGTCTCAATAGCGGTCTGCATGGATTGAAATTCTCCACGAACACGAATTATTTCAGAACCTAATGCCTTTAATACTCCAGCACCACCAATAACCGCCAATGCTTTCTTCCAAGAAATAGCGATACCGTTGTTACTTTCTACGATTTCCTTAGCATTATCATTGTAAAGGGCGTATTCATCCCGAAGTTTCTTTACGGAAAGACGCGCTTCGGCTTGTTGTTGGGTTAATCCAAATAAAGCCGCCTTTTCTTCATCAAGAGCTTTGCGGGCAGCATTGTATTCTTCTAACTTGCCATTTGCTGATAACGGATTCCTTTTCAATGCTATACGATAAGCATCCCCAAGTCGTTTTACATCCGCTTCAATATCCTTAACTACCGTTTTTTGAGCAAGAATCTTCTCTGTGAATCCATTCACTACCTGAGAAGCATCGAAGATTTTCCTTTTGAATCCTGTTTCCATCTCTGCTCCAGCTTTGGCTGCATTAGTCACCAACTCATCCAATTTTTGGTTGGATGCAGCAAGTTGGGTATTCAAAGCCTTGAAAACAGCAGGAGACTGCGTGCCATCCATGCTCATTAACTCCTGCTTTAATTTTGCAATTTCATTACGAAGTCTTACAACTTCTTCCCAGTCACTACCTACCTTAAAATATAATTTCGCCATATCTATTTC